ACCAAACAACTTCTTCAAGTTCTGTGTCCTGAGATTCTGGGCGTAGGGATCGGTGTGCAAACTGGTGACGGCTACAAACTTATAACCATACTTTTCAGCAAGCAATTTGATATACCACTGAGCGTCCCTCAATGGAGGTAGAAAACCGATAGAAGCGGAACTGTTAAACTGATTGGTCAACCTCTTACCATCTTCGTAAGGAACATTAAACCTCTCGCTAACTTTGTACTTCAACTTCCAGTCTTCAACTGGCACCATGCCGTTGTGCTGGCACCAATGCATGAATGCGACTTCCCAGTCTAAACAGACTCCATCGCAATCAGTTAAAATTATCTTATCATTCTTAATCACAAATTACCACCCACTCGTTGCGTGTTCATACGCATCTTTACAACCATATTCACCACAATAGCACTGACCATTTTCAAAATCAGGGGTTTCAGGATCAAACTGATCTTGATAACCTTCAATATGGGCTTTGTCACTCGCTGACAAATTTTCATATTTCGTACCAGAAGGATGACCTAGTTTCTCAATTAGAGTGTTGAGAGTCACTTTTAATTCTATTTCTTGCATTACAACCTCACTTTCTCACTTTACTATACTACTATAGCAGGATTCTGATCAAATGTCAAGTGTTTTATGCACATTTTGGTAGGTGCATATGCACACTGGAAGTGGATATATTCAGTTTCTCCGCTATTGTCCTCATTGCGAGACCCTCTTCCCGAAGAGTTGTCATTTCACTGACTAACGCAGGAGTGATACGACTAGCCCTAGCCCTTCCCTTTAAAGGAGAAGGCTTTCTTACCTTTTTGGGTTGATTACTGCCCGAGATAAGACTTGCCGCACCTACCAGTGGGATAGAAAGAAATGAATGTTTTTCACACAGATTGTCCTTGATCTTATCTAGGAATGGTCCACGCATTGCAAATTCATCACTAAAATTACCAGCGATAGTCATCCTATCTGACAACAAACATTGAACTGCTAGATCCTTGTGCAGATACTTAACCTCAAATTTGGACAAATGGGTGTGAGAGGATTTTGGAGTTATATTGGCGGATTTTTTGTTTTTGTTAGTCCCATTCCGCTCTATACTTTCCAAAATACAATCTGGTATCTCCGTATCGTTGAGATTACAACTGAGAATATACGCAATCTTACCCTTGGATGAAAAACCAGCAAGAACAAACTCTTGATCCTCTTCGACCAGTTTAATTACCTTCTCTTCATAGTTGGTAGAAGTCCAAGCGGCATTTCCTGCTAATGGCCTGACTTCTTGGGTGCCGCCCCTATTCTGATATGAAACCGTTTCACTTTTGATTTCAACGGGTCGACCATTATTATATGCATCACAACCATGAATGGTTTCAATATTCTGATCATAACCAAGAACCTCTGTGACGATTTTTTCTTTGATCTCACCAGAAGCAAAATTCGACATCACAAATTCAACATGTTTAGAGACCCTGGGATCAATGTCACCCGAATTATCGGTGGCATATTTCACATAATCTTCTAACACGCTTTCATCTAGTAAATTTTCAAAACTCATTATCCATTCTCCCGAATGTCAGTTAATATTTCGGAAACAGATGCTTGATCACCCTCGGTAAAAACCATTAATGATCGCTCAAGCCCATCCCAATCGGGGGTTTCTCGGTAGATGTAATTATCTACGAGATCGCGGACTTTCTCACCCGTGTCTCCATATGCGTACCATGCTACTGCCATTTCTCTCTCCTTAGGTTAATGACTCAAGGTAAGTTTGTGACTCACTATAAGGCACAATATTACCATCTATAAATTCAAAAGAACAATCATAGTTCTTCACTTCACCGTTGACTTGGGTCCAACGCTTAAACATTTTGCGAATTTCTTTTCGCATAGATTGGAAGGTGTCATTCTCGGTTGTTTGGAGAGCGGTGAACCCTTCAACTTCAGGTTCTAGATCGCTGTCCAGATAAATTGGGTTGTCCCATTCTGGAACAAATTTTTTGACATCAAAATCTATGTCATCTACTAATTCCATACCAATTACATACTCTTCACTGTAGTCGGAAGAATGGGTGACTGCATTAGAAATAGAATTCCAAAAAGACTTATCGGCAGCCTTTTCTACAGTTACATTAGGGACAACATAAACCTCGCCACCCTTGGACTTCCAGTAATTGGGACACTCACCAGTGCCGTCCCAATCATGGGCGGCATAATTTTCTCGACACTGGGTTTGAACAACAATTTTCATCTTTTTTAATCTCTCTCTCAATTTGTTATACTACTATTATACTGGTTTTTGAGCAAATGTCAAGGGTTTTGCCCAACTTTAACCCGTTACAAATCAATAACTTACTAATTATTTTCATATAAATATGAGAAATTATGCTATAGGTGAGCGAAAATGAACAGATCCACACGATTTTTCCTGTTTCAGAGTAGAAATGAGTACTGGATAGTCGATGAAAATACCCTTCAGCAAGTCCCAAAACCTCGGGAAATGATAATCAAAAAGACCAGCATCGAATCGATTCGTGATTATGTGATCACGCTGAATAGAGAAAATCTTCCAATTGTTGATAAATGTAGAGATCGTACTGAATGGCATACGCCTGAAGGTAGGGAGAGAATTAGACAAGCAAAAGTTGGATATAGAAATCCTCACTCTGATGGACTGACTGACGAACATAAACAAAAAATCTCTAAGACCATGAGTGGTACCCGAAGAGGTGAATTTAATCCTATGTATGGGAGAAAACATACAACTGAGAGCATTAAGAAAATAAGAGCAAAAGCATATCAACGACCTAAAATGCGTTGGTGTGTGGAACCCACTGGTAAATGCCATTTAATTCCTATTTCTGAAGAATTGCCAGAAGAGTGGCAATGGGGTCGCTTTTACGACAAATATAGACCTATTTGAGTTTCTCGCCTATCTCTTCATAGACACCATTTGCTGTTACTTCGTTCAACATCTTTAGCACATCATCATAATGGGCCATCTGTCCTAACTCACCCTCAATAGTTTGCATCACATCTGGATGGTCTGCTACACCAACAGGACCTTGCATGAGTATTTTTATATTTTGCTCATGTCTAGCCTTCTGTCCTGTAAAATACGCTGTGAGCGTATGCTTGATTTGACCTGTCATATCTGACATTATACAGTCTCCTTTTTCTTTTTGGTTTTGGTTTTCTTCTTAGCCTTCACTGGCTTATTGTATTCTGTAATACCAAGTGGTGCAAGGAGTTTCTCTAACTTAGGATATAATTCTAGTAATTTACCATCCTTAACTGCTGTCAGTATAGCCGCTTCTTTGTGGTGTACACCCTCAAGAATTTGCAACCAGTTCATCTCTTGTTTCCATGGAGGAAGATTCTTCATATTGGAATTTGGGTCAGTAAACTGCTTAACCCTACGCCATTCAATCTGAATAGTCGTTTCACCCATTCCATCGGGTATATCATCCTCAACTTTATTAGCCTCTGGCATACCTTCTGGTAATCCCCATTCTGGCTTTTCAGCACCAACACCCATTCGCACTAAAGGCACAACGACTTGGTTCATCCCAGCCCATGCCTTCAATTCTGCAACTTGAGCATCTACGCCCTTGGCTTTGAAAACTTCATCGAAGCCCTCATCCATCTGCCTAACTTTTCTCATTATCTATCTCCACTATTGTAGCATCTTTCTTGCTAACGAAATTAATAAAACGATGACCCGGCATTATACCATTATCCTGAAGTGACTTGTATTCTGTCTCTTCTATTGCTAATAAAGGCACAACTGCACCCTGCTTCTCATAGTACCATTTTGAAGGATCATCACAACTATGTATAAGCAATGCTTTAGTCTTCATTAGAACTCCTGTATAACATCCATCATGCCATTTAATTGATATTGTAAGAAGTAATTGAATATATCACTACGACCCTTATCTTTCTGTGCAACATATTCAAAGACTATTTGATCTTTTATTTCTTGGGGAGTTTGTGATAAATCTACCAGTTGCTTATTTCTGGTGTATCCGTGAGCCATATCGCCATTGACCCATTCTTCGGGCTGTTGTTTCTTCCATTCAGCCAATAATATCTTTCTAATGGGTCGCTGTCTTTTACCAGTCACAAAAACATCATCATCAGATAGAATGTTCGGTACACCATCGCCCTTATCACCGACAATAATATGTTCCATTAGAACTTCATGGGCAGATTCTTTGATCTTTACCATTCTTTTTCTAGATGGAGACCACTGTGCGACATTGCTGTACTTCTGCAACTGTTGGAAATCATGATCACCAGATACAATCAAGACTGGCTGAGATTCAGAAAACAATGGTCCATCTTTTAGATCATTAGTCTGGCTGTATTCACACAATGTTCCAATTACATCATCTGCTTCAGCACCCTCAACATCAATTACAGGATACGGCATAAACTCTGCAATCTCATTTCTAACTGCGTTGAGTGCCTCAAAAATAGAAGCCCAATCTAGACCACTTGCTTCTCGGTTTCCTTTCCGATTCGCTTTGTAAAGCGGGTACACATCTCTTCGCCAGTAATGGCGATTGTCACACGCTATAACAACTTCACCAAATTCTTCACCAAACTTCTTCTTGTAACTCCGTATGGTATTAAGAATCATGTGTCTTATCAGCGGAGTATTAATCTCCGCATCAGCACGACCACCACTTTCTGCCATGAATGTGCTGATAGAAGTTTGACTATAATCAACTATGATCACTTGACACCCTCCGTTGTGAACTGCCTATCGGTAAAGCCAGCAGTTGGTTCATCGGAAGCATCAAAAGAAGAAAAATTATCTTCTGTCATACCTTGTTCCCATATAACACCAATATCTGGATAATAGGTACCAATAGTTCGCTTGGGTGTACCATCGGGATGATATGCCATTGCTAGACAGACCTGACGGCATTTATTTTGTGCATCTGCACCATATCGATCATCAATCCAATCACCACCACGAATATATGCTTCCATATGTCTGACATAGCCTTCAGAGAATTTCAACGCTGATACTGCGCCCTTCTCATTTCTACGAACAGCGGGTCGCAAGTCGGCAATCTTCTCTTTTTGATACTTGATCCAAGCCCTCACATTTTTGAGAGAGAATGTCTCTTCATCATCTAGAGCAAGCACTGTGGGATGCACACCCTTAGGTGGACCTGCTGTTTTCTGTCTCTTTTCTCTTGCCTTAGCAAGTCGCTCTGCCGCGGCAGCCTTCTGTTCTTCAGTCATAGGCTTTCGCGGCTTGCGAAACTTCTTTCTTACGAAAGGTTCTACTTCTTTTTTAGTTTTTCTGGCCATAGTGCGGCACTCCTGTTTTTAATATATCTGTGTATACTAACAGGTATTTAACCAAAAGTCAAGCAAAACTTTTGATAGAAGTCAATCTAATTGATCTCCATTGGTTGATTTCAGTATCAAAAACAGTAACATTACTGTCTGGAGCAGTAGATTTGCCAGAAGTCCCTGGAACTACTGATTCTTGGAGAGTGGCTTTCATCACTCGTTCGGTACCATCTTTCTTATCAAAAATGATAGTCTTAATGCCTTGTTGTAACTCGGCAATTATTTCACTTTTAGTCATCATTACAAATTCTCCTTCTTAGATCACTGGATGAAAATCTGTGGTCTCGTTTATTAAAATGCAAACGAATACCACGGTTCTTACAGATATCCCTACCTGTAAAATCTTTCTCTCTATACTCTACACCCAATATACGAACATCTATGGGTAATAGGTTGAGAATATCTTCTAAATCTGTCTCTGTACTGTAAGGTATAATTTCATCGACATATTTCACAGCCTGCAACTGTGTATATCTTTCGACTACAGTTTGAATGGGTTTATTCTTCTCTGGTCTGTCTATGCTTGGGTCAACTTGTAACCCTACTATTAGATGATCACATTGATCCTTTGCTTCTCTAAGCATTATGATGTGACCAGCGTGTAATAAATCAAATGTAGAAGCAGTAAATCCTTTAATCACATTAACATCCCATATATCCAACACCATGCATTAAGCAATGTCCAATAGATTGTTTCATATGTCAATACAAGTACTATTGGAATTGCTAGCCATTTATACTCCCATATCATATCTTTCATTACCATTGTCTCTCTTGTGTCCATCCTAAAAATTGTTGATAACCACCAACCAGTCTATCATCTACGAATATCTGAGGAAATGTCTTGGCACTAGGTGCCTTCTCAAATAGATCGTCTGCGGTATAATCTTCGTCTAACTTCAATAACTGCCACTTTGCTCCATCGATCTTTTGTGCTAGAGTAGCCGCTCGATCACAAAAGGTACAATTTTCTTTACCATAGATATCAATTTGCATTATCAACCTCTTTCTTTTCTATCTCATCAAGTTTCGATTCGGTCTTCTCCGAGACCTCCAACCACGCCATCTTTATTATTCTTGTTATTTCTCCCGACTTCAGAATCTCCTGAAGTTTTTCCCACATTTCTTTTATTGCCATCTTTGTCCTTTTTCTTATCAATTAACCAGTTTAGTTTCTCTTTCTCATGTTCTGCCAGATTTTCTGTGCCAGAAGATGTGCCATATTTATTCGTAACCCAGTCTTCTATGCCATCATCTTCGGATTCAACCCTAACTACATGCTCAGGAATAACTGGCTCTTGCTCAATAGGATCATCTTCACCGCCTAGAAAAGTATCATCTAAGGGTTCATCATCCCAATCATCATGCTCTACTTCTTCTTCCATAATATTCCTATTCACTACATCATCATCTAATGATGCGAATGATATCATTTCACCTTTGCGTTCCATCCATATCATATTTGCACCAACGACTAACAATATAGCCAATGGATCAAATACCAATACTAGTAATATTATCACAAATCGTACTGCTTTGTCAAGGGTATCCGTGTCATCAGCACCCATTATTAATTGAGATATGTACTTAATGGGTCCTACTTCCACTTCTAGTGCTAGTCTCTCTTGCTTCAGCGGTAATAACTTATCGCTCAATTTCTCAATCTCTTCTATAGCACCATTAATTGTATCGTTGAGTTGATTTCGTTGTTCAGTCTGGCTTTCCCTAACAGCAAGTGCACCGTTTCTACCTCGAATTCTATCATATTCAATAAGAGTTTCAACAGTGGAATCCAATTGACCTATGACCGTCTCGGAATCGGTAATCATTCTTTGTTGATTAGAAATTTGTCGTTCTAGATTTTGTATGTACAACTGATTATTACCACCAGCGGCAATATCATGTTCTATGTGTGCCTTAGACAGAAATCCAAATATACCCATAGATGTTATAAGCGATAGTATAATCACCGCAAACACAAAATAGGATTTCATTAACCATCGTATCTTTTCCCAACTACGATATAAGAAGGATGCAGTAACTAATTTTGCAATTTCTAATGCCGAACCCATAGCCAATATGGGGATGGCGGCCGCTGGAAATATTGCCATTAAACCCACTATAGAAAACCATGCGGCTACAGCGGAAACAGCAAGTGCTGAAAATAATAAGAGTAAAAAGAAAATCATTTTTGTGCCCTCTCTATAAGTCTTTCGACTTCTTCTGACAGGGTTACTGATGGAGTAGGAGCAATAGTGTCCTGCTCTACATCAAACAAGTTCGATACATCTTCATACCTGATCAGAGTAAAATTATCTTGATCTTTATATTTATTATACATTTCATCGACTGCAAAGAATTTAGTCTTACATGCAGTTACTACAGAATCACCATCGATACCATCTAGTGTTACTAGTGGAAGAGATATATCATCCCACAAACGGCTATTATCCCAATGAAAACGCTTTAAACACATGGCAACTACCCAAGATCGTATCTGATCTTTTCTATTTCTCTGAATAAAAACCTTATCGTGTTTAATATTGTCTATAGCATCTAAGCCCGTTTCTTGTCCCTTATTGACTACTAATCTATCAAACGATTCTACTCGTTGAATATTGCGATAGAAGTCTCTTTCATCTAATAAGCAGTTGGACTCGAAAAAATGCATGCCACCGTCTCTGGATTCGTCTCTGGAGAGCCCTTTGTAAATTATATCATCACTTACACTCTTAAAACATAGATCCGTAATACCAGTGATCGATGAATACCCTGTATCCCAGTGGTCTATGTTTTCAGTACCAGAATAGTAGATTGGGTGTTGTTTTGTTAAGTTATATTGATACCGCCATGTGCCGTTTCTAGGACCACCGAATATGAACATATGCTTATCAAACATTAGGTCTCCATTCTATAGGTTCAAAATCTTTCAAGTGACTCATTCTCAATCTTATATGCAACATATCATTGATACAATTAGGATCAGTTCTATATTGCCATTGTAATAAAAATTCTTGCATCTTTGCGGCGTTTCTTTGATCATATTCAGCGATAGTTTCTTTTCTCAATTCACCAGCATATTCTTTAACTATCGTTGAACTACCATAATATTTTTCGTATAACTTGTCCGTCTTGCATGAATACCCTATATAGTATCTGCCGTCTGGGAAGTATGTGCAGTAAACTCGGTGCTTCTTTTTCTTTGCCATAATGTAGACCTACTCATTTCAGTCTACTATTTATCTCTGTTCACAAAGGTCTTTACATATCGCTTTTGGTGTACCACACGCTAAATGACTCCAGTATAACTCATCTAGTACCCCATTGTCAAGTACTTTTTTCAAATTTTTGTCTTTTAAACTCGCTCTCTCATCATTGTGTCTTGCTTGGCTACCTGTCATACAGCATGGATATACCTTATTATCCCATGAAATAAAGACATGTAATCTTTTCTCGCTAAAGTCTCTATTATTATCGATATTATACGAAAAGCAAGTCTGAACCATATTTCTCTTTTAACTCCTGTACTTTCTCTGGCATATCATATGCTGGTGTCAATGTGTGAGTTCTAATGCCTCCAATATTATAGACTGGTAACTTCTGTCTATCTGAGTAGAAAACTTTCTCATCGTCTAGACGAAAATGTAATCCTCTACTAAATGGATTTGGCCACTCATTTAGAAACATCTCTTTTAATCGATATTTTATTGCCATTTTGATAGCATCTTGTAGTTGATGTTTGTTCTGTTCAAATAATAAAAACTGCCAACCAGAATGTTCAGCAACACTTGTTTCAGAGTATGCGGTTAAGTTGTCTATGACATTTTTCCATTTAACATTTACCCTATACAACTGATTTGTCTCTTCATCAACACCATCTAATCCAAAAATAACATTGACTCCCAATCTTCCCAATTTAGCATATGTCTCTGGCTTTCCAATTCCACCATTAGTAGCAATGTCTATTCTTATATCTGGATTCCCTGATAATAACCATTCGCATATTTCTGCTACTTCTGTACATGCCATGGTATCTCCATAGTTACCACAAAATGTCATCATTTTTAATTGAGGGACCAAATCTCCTAAAATAGACTGTACTTCGGATAGTGTTTTAGTTATCTGTTTAAATTCTTGTAATTTACCATCTACTGTTCTACTACATACTGGACAAACTGCTTGGCATGTGCTAGAGATTTCAAAATCAATCGATAGTAATTTGTCGCTATACATTTCATTAGAGATCGCCAGAGCCATAGACATATCGCTCTATGTCATTCTCATCCGTCTCCTCTCCATATTGAATTTCGATAATTTTACAGGGAACCGAGTAATCATTAGCAATTTGATGCCATTCATTTGCTCTAACTACAAATACATCATCTTCTCTGAGATTGTGCATCAGATAAGAAGTGGGAGTGCCTTGGCTGTGTCTTACTGTACATTTTCCATGACTGACAAACCATATCTCACTTCTCAAGAAGTGTCTTTGATAAGTGATACTCTTATATGGATCAATAGTGAGTTCTTTAACTTTGACTCGATTATCTTTAAGTAATTCTAGATATGAACCCCATTTTCTTTCAGTTCTTTGAGATTTCCAGTCTTGTAATATTGTGCTACTACTATTGGATTTCTGTCCACCTATGTTAAATTGTGGTACAATGTCATATTTTTCAAAATCTTCTGGTGTGGTGAATTTATTTCTGTCTCCACCATTGGCAAAGATTATAACATTCTCTGGGAATTTTTCTCTAGCCCACTCTAAGAGTTCATTTGCAGTATCATCTTCATCATTGAATTCCCACACATCATCAACACAACCTATACTTTCAATTACTGTCTTTCTTTCTTGAAATGGTAAAAATGCTCGACCTTTCTTTCGCTCTAACCAAGCATCGCTATTGAGTCCAACTATGAGATTATGTCCTAACCCTGCCGCAGATTTAAATAGTTGAATATGACCGTTATGAAGAGGATCAAATCCTCCACTAACTAATACTATATCTTTAAGTTTCATTTTCCTCTTCACCATAATCCATTTCAAGTTCTTCTTCTAATTCTAATTCTTCACCACAAAAGGGGCAAAACTCAATCGAGTAATATTGTTCAATCATTTCGTGTTCTACTTTAAATACTGCATCACATGAAACACACTCTATCACTCTGGGATTTGACATACTGCTATCCCTGCTCGTTCTAAAAACTCCTCTCCGCTACCCTTGCTTGCATTGTAATTATTGATAAAGTATAACTCTTTAATACCTGCTTGATATATCAATTTTGCACACTCTATGCATGGCATGTGAGTAACGAATATGACTGATCCTTCAGATGATTCGGTAGATTGTGTAAGTTTCATCAATGCATTTGCTTCTGCATGGATGACTTCTTCTTTCGTTCTGTAATTGTCAGGCATGGCAAATTCTCCACCACCTGCTGATTCACACTCATTGTCCCAACCACTGGGAGTCCCATTATATCCAATAGATAGTATTCGTCTATCTTTTACAATAACACATCCAACTTTTAGTTTTCTTGCATACGATAATTTTGCAGTCTCTACTGCAATTTTACCAAAATATTTTATAAATTTTTCTTTCACGCTTGTCCCCATACATCTTGCCATTGACCCGATAAAGCACCTCTTGCATAATCTGTAGCACGATTCTCAAAGAAGTTGGTGTGGGTGGGAGCATTGATCATCTCTTCTACCCATGGCAATGGATTTCTTTTCACTTTAAAAATGCCTCTCATACCGAGGCTGATCAATCTTCTATCTGCAATATATCGAATGTATTTCTTGACTCCTTCAGAAGTCAAATTGTCCATTGGTCCCATAGCGAATGCTAGATCAATAAACTTATCTTCTAACTCTACCATCTTCTCTGCAATGGTATAGATAGCGGACTTTAACTTGTCATTCCATATATCTTTATTCTCTTCTATGTATGTACGAAATAATTTGATCATAGATTCAGCATGTAATGTCTCATCTACAATGGACCAAGTCACTATCTGACCCATACCCTTCATCGTACCATGTCGTGGAAAATTTAACAACATAATAAAAGAACTAAACAACTGCATCCCTTCTGTGAATGCACTAAAAGCGGCTATATTTGTAGCAATACTTTCTCTTGATCCATTTGCTTTAGATAGTCCAACAAAATAATCATGTTTATCTGCCATAGCCTTATATTCTAGAAACTCGTTGTATGTAGATTCGGGCATACCAACTGTCTCTATCAAATGTGAATATGCGGCAACATGTAATGCTTCTCTAGCGGCAAATCCACATAACATCATACGAATCTCTGGCTGTGGAAAATATGGTAAATAATTAGTCACATATCCATCAGCAACATCTATGTCACCCTGTGTGAAGAATCGAAATATATTTGTGAGAAACGATTTCTCTTCATTAGTTAATCTTTCTTTCCAATCTTTTACATCTTCTGCCATTGGTACTTCTGTGTGTAACCAATGAGATTGCTCATGTTTTAACCATGCTTCGTATGCCCAAGGATAATTAAACGGCTTGAAATATGTTCTTTCGTCTGTTAATCTAGAAATTTTAGGTGTCATCTTACTCTCTTCCAATGTCTGCTTTTCCAATTTGCATGAAGCCCCACTCTCGCTCCTTGCACCACCAACAATTATTACATCTGCCTCGATCTAACTCTGTACAACTATGTGTTATAGGCATAATATCCATGGCAATATCAAGATCAAATCCCAACTGAATTGTTTGATCTTTAGTCATATCAGCAAAAGGATGTGCAACATAATCTTTTGTCTTTTCATCTGGTACCCATCTGTCATTTGGTAGTGGGTATCCTTCTGGCATCATATCCCTTTGATTGGGAGGATATTTGTTCATGCCATTAAATAAAAAATCTGCGTATCCTTTTTCAAATATTTCATATGCGCCACTTGTAACATAATCAGATGGGTTATCAGATGTTATCTGTCCTACTATCTTAGTAGGCATGAATTCATAATTCAATTTCTCTGATGCCCATCTTAGTACTTTATTGGCATAGTGTTCTGCACCATCGATCTTAGGCACAGTAAATGCAGTACATTCTTGATTTCTTTCTAGACAGTTCTGCTTTACTATGTACCAAAGTACAGCACTGTCCCAACCACCAGATACTACAACGGCAATTCTTTTATCTACAGGTACTTCTATCATCCTTCGCAAGCCAGACAAGATTCTTCGTTCATGAGTGAGGACATATCTATTTCTTTAATAACCTCTCGCTCAATTCTTTTAGAAACTTTATCTGCTTTGCCTAGTTTTTCTGACCTACAATAATATAAAGTCTTTAATCCCTGCTTCCAAGCCATGTAGTGTACAGCATGTAAATATTTGATATTCACATCTGGTCTAAAAAATAGATTCAGAGATTGGCCTTGATCAATCCATTCCTGTCTTGTGGAACCATGCTCTACTACCCATCTCTGATCTATTTCCATTGCTGTTTTATAGACTTCTTTCTCTTGTTCATCTAATATTGCTAGATGTTGTACGGATCCATCATTTGAAATTATTGATGACCAAACTTCGTCATAATCGATTTTGCTATCTTCTTCAGTCTTATTTTTAATGAGAGCATCCAAATGCTTATTCTTATTGAGATACGCTCCCGATAATGTGTCTTGTCTGTAAGCATTTGCACGATATGGTTCAATGGACGGCGAGGTGTTTCCCATAATAATAGAAGAACTAGCATTAGGAGCGATAGCCATAACATGGCTAAATCTTCTCCCTGTCCCCTTCGCATCAGGAGCCTCCCCTCGTTCTGTACCCAATTCCAAGTTCGCTTCATCCAATTTACTCCTTATAAGTTTAAATAATCTGATATTAGTACTCTTTGCAAACATTCCTTCCCATACTATACCTTTTTTCTGTAGATATGCATGAAATCCCAATGCTCCTATTCCTATAGAGCGTTCTTGCGTTGCAGAATACTTTGCACGACCAACCTCGTCTGGTGCGTTGTCTATGAAGTACTGGAGTACATTATCCAGCATTTCTGCTATGTCTTTAAGAAACATAGAGTCTCTGCTCCACGCATCGTAATATTCAAGATTGACAGAAGACAAACAACAAACAGCCGTTCTATCTTTATTTGTTGGTAGAAGAATCTCTGAACAGAGATTGGATTGATGGATTCTGAGTCCCTTTTCTTTCTGAAATTCTGGTAAATGTCTGTTACTAGTATCGATATAATGAATATATGGTTCACCTGTTTCCATTCTCATCTCTAGTATTTTCTGCCATAATGCCTTTGCAGATACAGTATCTTTTACAACACCAGAATGAGGATCTATAAGACGCCAACTATCATCAGCGTTCTCATCACCCATACATCTTTCTATAAGTTCCATAAATCTGTCTGAAATATTAACACCATGGTGCAAATTCAAACATCTAATGTTTTGGTCTCCTGTTGGTTTTCGCATTTCGAGGAACATGATAATATCAGGGTGACTAATATCAAGATAGGTAGCGTAGGAACCTCGTCTAGTTTTTCCCTGACGATATGCCAAGCAGGAGGAGTCATATGTTTTAAGGTGAGGCATAACACCAGTAGACTTATCGTCACTAGACCGTATGCCAAAACCAATCCCCACTCCACCGCCAAGCATAGAGAGCCAATTTGTTTCTGAAAGGTTTTCAACTAATCCCTCCGCGGTATCGTTAATGTAGTTTAAAAAGCACGATATTGGCATACCCTTGTTACTTCTACCAAATGATAAAATGGGAGTACTATATGATAGCCAATGTTTGCTTGAGTATTCGTAAAGTCTTTGGGCATGTTCTATGTTAGAAGCAAATTTCGTGCTTACAAATGCGAATCTTTCTTGAGGACTTTCTTCATCTTCTCGCATATAACTTTCTTGTAATCGTTGTATGCCAAGTTTATCAAACAAATTATCTCTCGCCCGATCTATCTGGATACCTAAAAAATCCTCTTTCGCCATTTCTTAAACCTCTTCTATTGCCGTCTTGATTTCTGGAAAATGTTGTGTGACTATACTCCAGCATTTTTCAGCAACTTCAGAATGTTCTTTCTGAGTACCGTTGCCCATTCTCAACTGACAATAGTGTATCCAAGATCGTAAAGAACCTGCCATATACAATGTTGATACAGTATTACCCTCTGGTAATATCGCTCTGGCTTGTTCTTTTGCAATTCCCTGAGATAGTGCCCAAGCATAAATGTCTTTAACTTTTCGCACTATCTCTAGTTGTTTCATTCTCCAAGTTTCCTCAATTTCTTTAGAATCCTCATCAATTTCAATGCTGTTCTGCCTGTTCTTAGGATCCTGTAATCTTGCGGCCCGAGTTACCCATTCGTCAGATACAGCATATCTTTGACTAAACTCTTGATAACTAAAACTTCTATGTCTAAGAATTTGCCGTGCTATATCACGGGTTGTTTTTATCTCCAGTGTCATATGAACCATCTCAAAAGGAGACCAATGTTCATTTTTAATCAAATACTTTAACAGTCCGGGTGCTGTCTTAGTATTGTTTTGATTTTCTGGATTGCTTACTCTAGCGGCATATGCTATTAATTCACCTGCCGTGTTACATCCAGTTGTCGCTGATGGCTTTGAAAGAGCCACTAAACTCACTTCATTCATAATATATTCCTAATTATTTAAGTACGATTATTCCTTTACCACCCACTTGATAGAGTGTTTTTGATAGTGATGACTCATCTACGGCTTGTTTCGTCCCTGGATGCATGTCATCATAACAATCTATAATAATGTGTTCTATAGATTTATCATTACACCAATTTATACATTTAGTTACTGCTTCGTATGTATGTAATGCATCATACCAGACAACTGTGGGACTTTCAAAACCAGAAGGAGGTGTATAGTTCTCATCAAATACTGCTTTTTCCCAAGTTATATTTGACCAACCCTTCACATTTTCTTTGAAAGTTTCTAGATGATCTTCTTCAGAAATACTACGGGACTCCAAAAACTCAACATCAACATCTTTAAAATCAGCACCCTTAGCACCTTGAATACCACGAAAAGCATCTACAGTATGAATGTTATAGATGTATCCGGCGGTGGCAAATTGCTCTGCCCACGAAATAGTTGATTTACCTAAATATGGTCCTATCTCTAGTAATTTTCCACTATCAGGTAATTCAGACTCTATAATGTCCGAAAATGGCCATTCAAGTGGCCAAAAACTCTTTACTTCGCTTGAAGAAACTGGCACTATTTCTTAGCCTTTGGCTTTCTTCCTTTTCTAGGTTTTCCCTTAGCGGCATCAGAGATATCGCCTACTTGGTCAACAGCATCAGAAACCGCGTCTTTAACATCTTGTACTTCTTCTTTAACACGCTTTACTCGGTTCTTGACCTTTGCTTTAGCCTTTGCAACTTCTTCTTTTACATCACCAACGGCATCGGTCGCATCTTGTTTGTTCACTGAGCCATCTTTATTGTAATCCAAGAAGTTGAAAATCTTATTCCATAAATTTTTTAAAAATTCCATTGATTTTCTCCTAACATTTTTTCCAATCGGTTAACTTCATTTGAGCAGAAAGACCTTGAAATGTATTTTCTCTAATTATATTAGAGACATCTTCCGTAGTCATACCACCCAATATCATGTCATTTATATCTTTACCTTTTATCTCACTAGGCCAAATACAAATCGAATAGTTTAAATCGATATACTTCTTCATCAACTTGCAGACTTCACTATTCTTTGGTTGATTATCAAAGGCTATAGTAATTTGTTCTTTTGGTAAATCTAATTCATCTATCTTGGAGAAAGATGTTCCAGATACTGCTATCGCATTATTTAAAAACAAACTATCTATAGGTCCTTCAACAACTAAAATGGGTTCTGTAACATCTACTTCTTCTAACCCAAATACTGTAGGTGCCCTTTCATTAACTTTAACTATGATATATCGCAATGTTTCATCACGCATACCCCTTAAAGTTACAGACATCAAACCACCGTGCTTATCAAAGAACGGTAATACTAGTCTAGGCTCTTTTGTCTTTATACTCTCTCTATACTTATCATTCAACTGAATTACATCTTGTATGTTGTCGATGTAGTAAAGTCGGTCATAAGCATGTTTAGGAATCTTTCTTTCTTCGCAATACTTAATCGCTTCGTGATCATATGGAAGACCATCAAGTCTATCCATAATACGGTCAATTATACGAACGGGTTTAGATTTTTTGAACTCGGGCTTATTATCTTTATCAAAGTCGGGTACAAAATTAGGAAATTCTGGATCTTTGTGAGGTTTAAACTTGCTCACTCCATCTTTGTATCTTTCTAAGACATATTCTTTATATGCATTTTGATCTAACTGTTTAAGCATATTACCGAAAGATGCACCATGAGAACAATTATGACATTTGTAAAACATATCGTTTTGTTTACGATAGAAATACCCACGCATTTTTCGTTTATTTTTGGAAGAATCTCCACAGATAGGACATCTCACATTAAAGAGATAATCATCCTTCCGTTTGAATATCTCAAATTTGTGAGAGATCATATTTAAGTATTTAACATCTAAGTATAGACTCATAGATCACATTATACATAATTACAGGGTGAATGTCAAGCGTTTATTTTAAAATAATGCTATAATTGCAGGTATATTTGCCCCAATCCAAGCAATAACAATGGCCGCTCCCATGACAATCCATTGTTTTTTCTCGATATTTCGTATTCTATTCTCAAGAGTTGTGATTTCGTTGTCGGTTTCTTTATTTTGCTTGTTTATTACTACTTTTACTTCTTCGTGTTGTTTTGTCATTAACTCGCCAAGTCGATCTACTTCGTGTTTAACCTCTTTCTGTATTTCCCTAGATTGGGAAGTGATCCTAGAGTGTAGTTCTTTACTTGCTTCTTCTTGTTCTAATCTTCGCTGTTCCATGAGACCAAATAAATCCTCTGTCTCTTTCTCGGCTTGACCAATTCTTTCTTCGTGTACTGCCAATAATTGATTAATTGAATTTGATACTTCTGACATTTTATCAATGGCAGTATCAAGTCTACCAAACAGACTGTTCATCTGTTTCATATCATTTTGCAATATTGCAACTTTAGTTTCTAAGGCGGCTTCGGGCATCTTACACCCGTGTTCTTCGTTGGCGTTGTTCGGCTATCTTTTGATTTATTCGTCTTGCCATTGGTATCAGAATAGGATATTCTTGATAATCGCCATCATTCTTCTTTTTCTTCTTTACTGGTTTGCCGGGTTCTCCCTTTGGTCCTACCCCTACTCCATGTATTGCGCCACCACCAACTGCATTAGCCGCGACATCATCAAGTAAGAAATTTCTAAAAGAGAATAGATTAGATTCTTGTAATAATTCTGCTTCTTTGACTATATCTTCGTCATTAGCATAAACTTCTAATAATACTTCCAATTCATCTTCCTCTATCTTTTCGCCATGTTCTCGTAGTATAGCAACTGCGGCGGCAAAAGTCAAGAGTCTTTTTGCATTCATATCAGGTGATCTTGTAAGTGCTTTTTTTACTTTCAGCACAAATCTAGTTAATAGCGTGTATGATGCTCTTTCTTCACCTGTAGATGGGTTTTTGAGTTTCTTGCCGTCAGCATCTATAACACCCAACTTGTACGCATCCATATCCTCGATCTTCTGTGCGAATAATCTGAGTATTCTGTAAACGACTAGTGTATCAACAACGGCAGACATTAGATTTTCCTAAGTATGTTTATTATCTTATAATCTAGTGGAATGTCTTCTTCTCTTACTCCACCAGTGACAATTTGTTCCATGGGCATTCTATTCAAAAACACCAGGAAAGTTTTTAAAATTGGCCAGTGATCTCTGTCTGTTTTATAAAACA